AAGAAAATTTGATGAGTTTAAGAGTTTTCCTTTAACCGTATCAAGAGATGTTGAACAGATAAATGAGTTGGCAGATATGGCTAAAGAGAAATTTAATTATTTTGATGGTGGCATAGTCAGTTTAAAAAGATGAAAAACCCCACATTAACCAAAAACATGAAACACGTAAAATGGAAAGCGATCCCTCCTGTAAAGGGACCAGATCCTAGAGGCTTGATTAAAGATCCAAAACAATATAAACCAGAAAGATTGGAGAAACTACATGGCAGAAATAGATAAGGGCTTACCTAACGTAAGACAAAGCGTTACTATCCCTTCACCACAAGAACAAACAGAAGTAGCAACAGAGATACAAGAATCTACGCCGTCTCCCGCGAATACGGAGATGATAGAAAATGAAGATGGTTCAGTAGATATTAATTTTGATCCTGCTGGTGCGTCTCCAGAAGGAAGTGACGATCACTATGCGAATTTAGCAAATTTGCTGCCAGATTCTATTTTAGATCCTATCGGTTCAGAACTATTTGCCAATTACACAGATTACAGAGCATCCAGAAGAGAATGGGAAAGATCCTATACTCAAGGACTAGAACTTTTAGGTTTTCAGTTTGAAACACGAACGAGACCTTTTCAAGGAGCTAGTGGTGCAACGCATCCGGTTTTAGCGGAAGCGGTTACCCAATTTCAAGCGCAAGCTTATAAAGAATTGCTTCCAGCGATGGGTCCGGTTAGAACCCAGACCTTAGGAAGACCGAGCAGACAAAAAGAAGAACAGTCTATTCGGGTTAAAAATTTCATGAACTACCAACTCATGGATGTTATGAAAGAGTACGAACCAGAGTTCGATCAAATGCTCTTTTATCTACCGTTAGCAGGATCCGCTTTCAAAAAAGTTTATTACGATGAACTTTTAGGAAGAGCGGTTTCTAAATTTGTTCAAGCTGACGATTTAATTGTCCCGTATACGGCTACCTCATTAGCCGATGCGGAGGCGGTTATTCATGTTATCAAAATGTCAGAAAATGACTTAAGAAAAAAACAAGTTGCAGGTTTCTATCGAGATATCGAAGTTAAACCCGGCTATGACCAGGAAACTGAAGTTGAAAAAAAGGAAAGATCACTTGAAGGAGTTAAAAAAACAAGAGACGAAGATATATTTACCATTCTTGAATGCCACGTTAATTTAGACATTGAAGGATTTGAAGATATGAAGGAAGGAGCACCTACAGGGATCAAGCTTCCTTATATCGTGACGATTGAAGAAGGATCACGACAAGTTTTATCGATCAGACGAAACTATAAAGAAGCTGATCCAATGAAACTTAAAATACAATATTTTGTTCATTTCAGATTTTTACCCGGAATGGGTTTTTATGGTTTTGGATTAATTCATATGATTGGCGGTTTGAGTAGAACGGCAACGTCTGCTCTCCGTCAATTATTAGACGCGGGAACTTTATCTAATTTACCAGCCGGATTTAAACAGAGAGGTGTCAGAGTTAAAGATGACGCTAAACCAATACAACCAGGAGAATTCAAAGATGTGGATACGCCTGGTGGTAATCTAAAAGATGCATTTGTATTTTTACCATACAAGGAACCTTCAGCTACATTATTGCAGTTGATGGGAATTGTAGTTCAAGCAGGACAGAGATTCGCGTCCATTGCTGACATGCAGGTCGGGGACGGGAACCAAGGCGCAGCCGTTGGTACGACCGTGGCTCTTTTAGAACGGGGTTCAAGAGTAATGTCAGCAATCCATAAACGATTGTATGTAGCTCTAAAACAAGAATTTAAATTACTAGCAAAAGTATTTGCTCAGTATCTACCACCTGAATATCCATATGATGTTGTGGGCGGACAAAGAAATATTAAAGTAACAGACTTTGATGAAAAAGTAGATGTACTACCAGTAGCGGATCCAAACATTTTCTCAATGTCACAAAGATTAACATTAGCACAAACTGGACTACAGTTAGCGATGTCTAATCCACAAATGCACAATTTGTACACAGCATTTAGAAAAATGTACGAAGCGTTAGGAATGAAAGATATTGATAGAATTTTACCGCCACCGCCACCAAATGCACCTAAAGATCCATCGTTAGAACACATCGATGCATTAGGAGGAAAACCTTTTCAAGCATTTCCTGGTCAAGATCACAGAGCGCACGTTACAGCTCACTTGAATTTTATGTCCACTAACATGGTTAGAAATAATCCAACAGTTATGGCTGCTTTACAGAAAAATATATTAGAGCATATTAGTTTAATGGCTCAAGAACAAGTACAATTAGAATTCAGAGAACAAATGCAACAGTTACAAATGCTTTCACAACAAGCTGCACAGAATCCACAAGCACAACAACAGGTGCAACAAATCACTCAAACTATTGAAGCACGAAAAGCAGTGTTGATTGCAGAAATGACTGAAGACTTTATGAAGGAAGAAAAGAAAATTACGTCTCAATTTGACCATGATCCGCTTTTAAAACTTAAATCTAGAGAAGTTGACTTAAGAGCAATGGAAAATGAACGTAAGCAACAAGAAATGCAGAAAAAAACTGAAATTGATCAAGCTAAATTAGTCCAAAATAGAGATATTACGGATGATAAGCTTGAACAAGATGAAGAATTAGCAGAATTAAGAGCTGATACTTCAATTGAAAAACAAGAAATGGCAAATGAGAATAGATTGACACTTGCAAGAATGAAACCGAAGGGAAACAGTGCCTCTAAGTAGTAAAGGTGAAAAAATCAAAAAAGCCATGACAGAACAATATGGTAAAGATAAAGGGGAGCAAGTTTTCTATGCATCTGCCAATAAAGGCACTATAACAGGCATTGAAAAACGAAAACATGCTAATAAGGGTGGTTTAATAAAAGGATTTCCCAAATTGGCAAAAATAATATAAAAGGAGGATATTATGGCGTGGAACTATAAAACAGGTGGAAAAGAATTCAAGATTCCTGAGCAAAAAAAGATAGTTGATCCTAGATCTGATACTAGTATCAGAGGAAAAAACTATATTGCTACAGGTGATAAAAACTCTGTTCCAGCAAAACAGAAAAAACCATATAAAGTAACTTGGTTCTAATATGTGGTTTAGTGCAATTAAATTAGCTTTAAACGCTGGAAGTCATATTTATAAAAAGCGTCAAGAGACAAAAATGGCTATGGCTGATGCGCAGCATATGCACGCCGTTAAGATGGCCCGAGGTGAGGAAACTTACCAGGGCAAACTTTTAGAAGCCCGTCAATCAGATTTTAAGGACGAATTCGTTTTGATTATTCTCTCGGCGCCCATTGTAGTGCTGGCCTGGGCGGTGGTAAGTGACGATCCGATGGCAATGGAGAAGGTAAAGCTCTTTTTTGAATATTTTGCCACGTTACCAACATGGTTCACTACTTTGTGGATTTTGGTAGTGGGGAGTATTTTTGGCATCAAGGGAACTCAGATATGGAGAAACGGTGGATCTAAAAAGAAATAATGCCATTTAAATCAGAGAAACAAAGAAGATATCTTTGGAAAAATGAACCAAAGATTGCTAGAGAATGGACAAAAGCTTATGGAAGTAAGCCAGTGGGAAAGAAAAAAAAGAAGAAGAAAAAGAAAAAATAATGGATGAATTTAGTTTTGTATTAAAATTACAGCGAGCTATAAAAAACAATCTCGCTGCTTTATCATTGAATGTTACCTCGGGAGGGGTTGACAGTCATGAGAAATATAAATATATTACCGGACAAATTAGTGCACTGGAATCAGTGTTACAGGAAATCTCTAACCTGCTTAATAAGAAGGAGCAAGAAGTACATGACGGAAAAGTTGTCAGAATCGACAAAGAACCAAAACCTACCAAAGGTTAAATTAGCCTTAGAAGAATCATTAAAACAAGCGGCGGCCGAAGAAGAAGCTAACAGAAATAAACCCCCTGAAGGCAATAAACTTCCTCAACCGACAGGATGGAGAATCGTAGTTCTACCTTTTCAACCGAAAAGGACGACTAAAGGTGGAATTCATATTGGAGAGAGCGCAGCAGAAAGACAACACTTAGCTACAGTATGTGGATTAGTGTTAGCTATGGGACAGGATTGTTATTCGGATAAAAAAAGATATCCACGTGGTCCATGGTGCAAGAAAGGAGATTGGGTGATGTTTGCACGTTATGCAGGCTCACGTTTTAAAATTGAAGGGGGAGAAATAAGAATCTTAAATGAAGATGAGGTTCTAGCGACAATACAAGATCCAGAACAGATCTTGCATGACATATAATCATAGGAGGAACTATGCCAGACGACAAAGAAAAACAACAAGGTAAATTGGTAGACATCGATACGAGTGGTCCGGGTGCCGAGGTCAGTATACCAGAGGAAAAGAAACAAGAAGCCGAACCAGAAATAGAGGTTAAAGATGAGAAAACTACTGAAGACACTGCTAAGCCCGATGACGCACCTGCGGAATCTGATAAGCAGCCTGATGTTCAGGAAAGCAAACCGCAAGACGAAAAGCTAGAAGAATATAGCGATAGCGTCAAGAAAAGGATTGCTAAATTAACCAAGAAATGGAGAGAGGCAGAACGACAGAAAGATGCTGCAGTACAATACGCCGACGGCGTAGAACAAAAACGAAAAGCATGGGAATCACGCTACGCAAAGCTTGATTCCGTTTATCTTAAAGACTCAGAAGAACGTATCAAAAGCCAATTAGCTGCGGTTAAAGGAAAACTAGCATCGGCTATTGAATCAGGAGACACGGCAAAACAGGTTGAAGCTCAGACAGAATTGAGTACTTTAACGAGTGATGCTAAAGGTGTAGAATCTGAAAAATTAAGACGAGACACATACGCCAAGGAGCCGAGAACTCCTGCATATGGAGGAGGAGCACCGGAGAAAACTCCGACGCTTCCTCAAGTCGACGAGAAGGCAGAAGATTGGGCGACGAAGAATAATTGGTTCGGACAAAACCGAGCCATGACTTTCACGGCGTTCGAAATTCATAAAGACCTGGTAGAAAAAGAAGGGTTTGATCCTAAATCAGATGAATACTATGCAGAAATAGACAAAAGAATAAAAGTTGACTTTCCGCATAAATTTGATACAAAAGAACAATCGGCTAAAACTGTTCAGACAGTTGCTTCGGTGAAACGAGGCGTGAAACCAGGCCGCAAAAGTGTGAAGCTCACATCATCACAAGTGCAAATTGCACGAAAATTGAATGTGCCACTCGAAGAATATGCGAAACAATTATTAAACGTGAAGGAGGCATAAGCATATGACAGAAAACAAAACTTCTCGCGCGAGTCAGACTAGGTCTAAAACTGAAAGACCAAAGGTTTGGACTCCACCATCATCTTTAGATGCGCCCAAAGCCCCAACAGGGTTCAGGCATAGATGGATTAGGGTAGAAACAATGGGATTTGACGATACCAAAAATGTACAAGGTAAACTCAGATCCGGCTGGGAATTAGTCCGAGCAGATGAATACCCTGGAGAAGACTATCCTATAATCAATGAAGGGAAGTATAAGGGAATGATCGGAGTTGGTGGCCTTGTGTTGGCAAGGATACCAGAAGAGATCGCTAAGCAACGTGATGCCTATTATCAAAAAATGACACGCGATGCTAACGAAGCATTAGAGTACGATCTTGGTAAGGAGCAACATAAGAGTATGCCCATCCAACAGGATAGGCAATCTCGCGTAACCTTCGGTGGTACAAAGAAAGATTAGTCTTTCTCGGGATAACAACCAATTCCCTATCATCGATTTAAATTAACCGTTTACAGGTAAAACTGTAAACATAAGGAGTAAAACTATGGCTAATAGAAACAGTCAAGGATACGGTCTCATTCCTACAAGAGTGCTTGGACAAGGTCCAGCAACTGCAGGTTTTGGACAATACTGGATCGATGCTAATGATGGTACCACAATATACAACGGAGAAGCTGTTTACAGCGCTGTTGGATCTATATTAGGTGCACAAGGATCGGCAACAGCTGTAACGTTAGGTGTTTTGCAAGGTATTTTTTACAACGCGGCTACGACAATCAAGCCAACTTGGCAGAATTACTATGCACAAGTTACTCCGGCTAATAGTGAAGATATACAAGCGTTTGTTTATGACAATCCGTTTCAAATATATAGATGTGCAAGTGACGATGCAGTAGCAACAACTGTTGCTGGAGCACATGAAGTAATATTTCAAACTTTTGGATTCAATACCACTGCAGGAAGTACTGCAACTGGAAAGTCATCTGCAACGCTAGATATCGGATCAACACATGCGACCAATGATACATGGAAGTTGCTGGGCTTAGCTGAAGATCCTGAAAATCAGGATTTAACAGCAGCTTACTGCTCAGTTAATGTTATTCAGAACTTAAATGAAATCATTGATAGCACATAGGAGCATTAGAACATGGCAATATCAAGAGCACAGCTAGTCAAAGAACTAGAACCAGGTTTAAATGCACTATTTGGCCTGGAGTACAAACGGTATGAAAATCAGCACGCTGAAATTTATACTACTGAATCAAGTGACAGAGCTTTCGAAGAGGAAGTTATGTTGTCTGGATTCGCTAACGCACAAGTAAAAGCAGAAGGACAAGGCATTTCATACGATGAAGCGCAAGAGTCTTACACTGCTCGTTACACTATGGAAACGATCGCGCTTGCTTTCGCTATAACTGAAGAAGCTATCGAAGATAATCTCTACGATAGACTAGCTTCTAGATATACAAAAGCATTAGCAAGATCTATGTCTAACTCGAAAGAAGTTAAAGGTGCATTACCTTTGAACAACGGTCTACCTTCGGTAGCTACGTTCAAAACAGGTGATGCTAAATCTCTGTTCACAACTAATCACCCAACGGTGAGTGGAACAGTAGTTAAAAACACTTTAACAACTCAAGCGGACCTTAACGAAACATCATTGGAGCAGTCTTTAATAGACATCGCTGCAATGACGGACGAAAGAGGTTTGAGAATTGCAGCTAAAGGAGTTAAAATGATAATTCCTTCTGCAAATCAGTTCAATGCTGAGAGATTGATGAAATCTCAAGGTAGAACTCAGACAGCTGATAATGACATCAATGCAATCAACAGTATGGGAATGATCCCACAAGGTTATAGAGTTAATAACTTTTTAACTGATGCTGATTCTTGGTACATCATTACAGACGTTCCAAACGGTATGAAAATGTTTTCAAGAACTCCATTGAGTACATCAATGGAAGGAGACTTTGATACTGGTAACGTAAGATACAAAGCTAGAGAAAGATACTCGTTTGGAGTATCCGACTATAGAGGTATCTTCGGCGTTGAAGGTGCGTAACCTAAACTAATTAATGAGGCCGAACACAATTCGGCCTCATTTTAAAAATACAGTAATAAAATGAAAAAATTCCTCATAAATATCTGGGCATATGATTATCACGCTAAATTTGAAATTTTAGCGGAGGATAATGCTCTTTCCGTTGAAAAATCAATCCTTGACAAGCTAGGAGAAAAGAGTATAAAATGGGAATCAACGGGAATGTATCGAGATACCCGAAGAATAACCTATGAGGAGGTTAGTAATGACCGAAGACCTGTACAAACAAAAACGGTCCTTGGAGTTAGGGTGGCAGTATGAGTATAATCAACATGGAAAATATACTCTTAATATGGTCGACATTGATGAGAAAATTAGAAGTATCATCACTCAGATCAAAGCCGAAGAGTTTAAAATTGCTGATAGAGAAAACAAAATCAGTGATTCAGCTGCCCAAGTTTCTGTGGCAACTTAGATAAACGCCACATCGCTGAAATCGTATATTTCTGTAGGGATCCCTTGCACTCTACTCAAATTTCATATATATTTTATTCACTATACAAATTTTAAAAAAACTTAAATGTAGACGCGTATAGTCGACATCCCCTAGGGACTACATTTAAATATTCTAGGAGGAATATTATGGCAAACACAACGTTTAATGGAACAGTACGTTCCGACGGTGATATAAAAGTAACAACTAAGAACACAACTACTGGAGCTTATGTAGATTATGCAACTATGAAAGCAGCGGGTGGTATGGAAGTAGAAAAAGTTGCTAGCACTGGAAACAACATTGTAGCAGCAGGTACTTCAACAGGTACTAACAATGGAAGTTTAGGTACAGCAGCTACTATTTTTAAAATAACACCAAATGCTCATGGATCAGGAATTGCTGATACAGCAATTAACACTTTTGTTAATAAAATCGGTGGTGACACTTGCACGACTATTCTAATTGACCTACATGGTGGATTAGCGGCTGGCGGTTCAGCTGATGATATTATTGGTACTGACGGTGGAGCAGCTAATGCTTACATCGCAGAACTAACAACAGGTGTAAACGGTATTCCATACAGCATTGAAATGAGCTGTCTTGAATTACCAACAGCTGGCGATGTAGATATCAATCTAGTTTGTTCAGCGACAGCAACTGATGCAGAAAATGCAGCGGTAACAAGTCCAACAGTTGTTGTAAATGGTGGTGACTGGACTCTCGGTATGAGACAACAACATGATTCTGCTGCTACTTTAGCAGCACTTGTTAAAAAATATCTGTACTTGACTACTGGATCAGCTACTGAAAATGCATACACAGCAGGCAAATTTATTATTAAAATTTGGGGTGCAGCATTTGATTACAATAACGGTTAATAAATAAAATATGATGGGGCTTCGGCCCCATCTAGTAATCTTAATTAAGGAGGGATTATGGCAGACACAGTAACAGGACCAACTATCTTGCAACAAAATGATGCAAGGGTAGTTATCAAGTATGTAAATCAATCAGATGGTGGTGGTGGAACAACAGTTTTTGGTGATGTTTCAGCAATGGAAACAAATGAGAACGGGGCATCTTGTCTACACTTAGTATTACAAAGAGTATGGTTTTCTAGTGATACTGGAGATGGCGGAGATACTTATGTTCGTATGGATGAAGAAGATTCAGATGGTGACATTCCAGTTTTAGGTTTAACAGGAACAGGTTATTGGGATTTTAGAGAATTTGGTGGAATAAAAACAGACAAGTCATCTAACAGTAATCAAAGTGATGTTAATCTTGTAGTTCCAGCTGCCGCTGATTCTGGAAATATGTATACGGCTATAGCAGAATTTAAGAAGATATATTAGGAGGTAGCGCATGGCGAATACTACTTCTGGAACAGTTACTTTTGACAAAACATTTGCTGTTGATGAGATTATCAATGAAGCTTATGAGAGAATTGGTTCTCAAGTAACTTCTGGATATCAATTAAAAACAGCAAGACGATCTTTAAATATTCTTTTTCAAGAATGGGGCAATAGAGGTTTGCACTACTGGGAAGTAGGCGATACAGATATCGATCTTATTGAAGGTCAAGCTGAATATACTTTTTATAGAGCATCAGGTGATGGAACTAGTTCTGTTACCGTCGGTGGAACAAGTGGAACTTCTACTTATGGTTTATCAGATGTTTTGGAAGCTACACTCAGAACCGATAGAACAGATACAGGTCAATCTGATTCTGCCTTAACAAAAATAACCAGATCTACGTATTCTGCTTTAGCTAATAAAGTATCTAAAGGAACTCCCGCTCAATATTTTGTTCAACGATTGATAGATAAAACGACTGTTACTATTTATCCAACAGCTGATTCTACAGCTGCTGCTAAACATATACATATTTTCTTTGTAAAAAGAATTCAGGATGCTGATGCAACATACACTGATGCATCTGATACTCCTTATAGATTTATACCGAGCATGACATCAGGATTAGCATTTTATTTAAGTCAAAAATATGCTCCACAAAGAAGTCAGGAATTAAAACTATATTATGAAGATGAATTGGCACGTGCTTTATCAGAAGACGGGTCTCCTGCGAGCACTTATATAACCCCGAAGAATTATTATCCGAATATATAATTATGGCATTTTCAAGAGGAAAACATTCAAAAGCAATATCAGATAGAAGTGGAATGGCATTTCCATACAGTGAAATGGTCAAGGAATGGAATGGAATGCTGGTTCATGTTTCTGAATATGAATCTAAACAACCGCAATTAGATGTAGAGGGAAAAGGAGGAGATCCTCAGGCTTTACAGAATGCAAGAACCGATAGAACAGAAAATGCTGTGGCAGCATTAATGCCTCATGATCCGTTTACCACGTACGCTGCTTCATCAAGCGTGATTAATGTTAATTCACCAGGTCATGGATTAACCAATGGAAGTACATACAGGTTCCGTGGAGCGCCAACCGTGTCGGATGGTTCAGGAGGTTATGCTAATCCAGAAACCTTTGACGGTATTGCAGGTTCGAATATTGCAAAAGCTGCAGGCTATGCTATTGTTACAGGTAAGTATGTAAGCGGTTCTAGAGATACAGATTTTACCAGTGATTGGTTCTATTTTACTGTCGATACTAGCACGGCTACAACAGGAGGAATAACAGGAGGAGGGTTTCCGGTCTCAGTTGGACCAGCGACTTTATCAGCATAATGGCAGGATTTACTCATACAACACTTACAACAGCAATTGGAAATTATACAGAGGTTGGTACTTCTGTATTATCAAGTACGATTACCAATCAATTCATAGATAATTCAGAACTTAGAATTTTAAGAGATGTGCCTATAGATGCAGATCGAAAAGAAATGCTAGGCAATTTAACTGCCTCTAAAGATAATGTTTATACTCCAGCTGGAACTTTATTTATTAGAGGTATACAGGTCTATGAATCAACATCTGTAGCAACAGGAACTGGTAACTGGCTTATTAAAAAAGATATTAGCTATCTTAGAGAATACGATACAGCTGAAACAACCACTGGAACACCAAAATACTATGCAATGTCCGGAGGAGCGGAAGGAACAGGTGCAACATCCTCTGGAAGACTTACTATTGTGCCAACACCAAGTTCAGCTTTCATGTATAAAATTCATTATAATGCTAGGCCTTTAGGTTTAAGTTCAACAAATCTAACAAATTATTTAAGTTTAAATTTTGGAAATGGACTTTTATATGCATGCTTGGTAGAAGCATTTAGCTATTTGAAAGGTCCAATGGATATGCTACAACTCTATGAACAAAAATATCAGACCGAAGTACAAAAGTTTGGTGGAGAACAATTAGGAAGACGTAGAAGGGATGATTATACGGACGGCGAACCTCGTATACCTGTTCCTGCTCAGACACCGTAAGGATAAAATATGGCAACACTAACAGTCACAGTTAAAGAAGCAATTACACTCAACAACATCGATTATGGATCGGAAAGAGCATTGGATATTTCCAGTGTTAATGAAGTTGTAAAAAGAGTTGTAACTGCAAGTACAACAGAATGTGGACTGATAGGATTTATATCAGCCATTAGCGGCGTAGGTGTCACTGCAAACAAAGTAGGTTATGTTGCAGGAATCTTTGACAATGGCGATGTACGATATATCAGAATTACAAATTTAGATTCATCCAATCATATTATGCTAACTTTTAGAGATGAAGATGACACAGAATATAGAATGAAGGTTGACGCTGGTCACTCGTTTATTTATCCAGGTGATAATAGCGGTGGCGTAGTGGATACTATGAAGGCAGCAGGATCCGCTTTAGCATCAGGTCTTTCAGATTTAGTAGACATTACCGTGGATGCAGATACTGCAGCGTGTGATGTAGAAATTTTTGTAGGGAGTGCGTAGAATAAATGGCATCAACATATACAGGATTAGGTATCGATTTTA